GTTTTCATAAGTTTTATATGAAACTCCATAACCATCTGCCTTTAAAAATAGTTTTTCTAAATCGTCTGGTTTTGCAACATTAAGATATGCATTTAAAATTGCCTCACTCGCATTTTCAGTTGAGGGATATACTTTTTTAATTTTTGTATATGGTTTCTCTCGTAATTCATCAACAGTTTCTGGAATTTTTGATAATCCCTCTACCGCATAATAAACCACTACCCCAATTATAATAAGAGAACCTACACTTACCCCCATAGTAACCCCTTTTTTTCTAACGTATTCTAATACTTTATACCATTTCTCACCTTGGAACGCACTTTTAATTCTACCCCAAATAGATGGTTTTTGAAGTTGTTCAAATAAATACTGTCTAGCTTTGTACTCCCCTTCTGATTTGATTTTACGTTTAGTTTCATCTTCAAAATATCCAAACCAATCAGCAAATTTCTTTTTAGATAATAAAGGGTCACCTTTAATTTTATTTCTAACGGAACTACGAATATTATCATATTGGTCATCAATAGCTTTTGCCTTTGCAATTGCATCTTCCGCTTCTGTCCTTGCATTTTTTAAAGGTTTGCCATACACATCATCTAAAGCAGCCTTTAATTCATTATCGAGGACATCATCCCCAGTTTTAATTTCTTTTACTAATAAATCAAAGTCGTCAGCAGTTTTAAAAACCAATTTAGGAGGTAAATTAGCGCCGCTTTCTATTTTTGTGATAACATTCTTTACGTTTGTTCCCACATTGTCTTTAAACCAAGTTTTTGCAATAAGTTCAGCACCTTCAGGTGTTCCAATAATTTGTTTCATTATTGTTTTTGAAACTGTTTCAACGACTGCTTCCGGAATTTCTTTTTTTACAATTGCCGCTGATAGTTCTTCTAAAGTATTATATGTTTTCGGTATAGTGTTACGATAAGATAAATTTCTTGTTTCACGACTAACAACGTCATCAATTACACTCATCGCGTTGTCATCAAAACTTTTTCCAACATCCGCAATTGCTTGTACTAAATCACCCACTTGTTCAGATATTAAATCATTTTGTTCGAATTGAAAATCTTCAATTATGTCTGTCTTTTTAATACCCATTATTTCTTGGATTCTAAAAAGCTCCTCATTTAAAACTTGTTTCATAATCTTTTTATTTATAAATATACTTTTATTTAAAAAAACAATATATTATTCATCAGAACCTAAATATTGTTCATAATCATCATAGGTTTTCTCTAAAGAATCTCTTGTCGCTATAATTTTAGGATTTGTTAAAGATGACATCATTGGTTTAATTGTCTTTACATCAATTGGCTCCATCTTTTCAGAGTTATCAAGTCCAAGAGTTTTAGATAACTCTTGAGCCAATTTTTCTATTTCATTTTTTTTATTTTGTTTATATGTTTCAGTTTGATATTCCTCAGGTACCTCAAGTCCTGGTCTCCATCTAAAACCCCATGCTTCTGATAACTTTTTATTATCTTCAGCACTACCGTTTGAACCAAACAATTGTTTAACAGTTTCCCATTTATACCCTTCAGCTTCAACTTGTGTTTTAATGTTTCCTCTAATTAAAGGTTTAAAAGTTTCATAACCTCCTTTCGCAGTAAGAGGTAATCCTGCTCCAATAGTACCTGCGGCAAATACTTTACCCGCTAATTGACCTTTAGCCGCTTGATTTAATGCACTTTTAGAATTAGGAGATAAATTACTAACAATTTGTTTATTACCTAATATTTCTTTTGATTTCTCTTTAACCACTTGTTCATATTGTTGACGAACTGCTGGATTTTTCCCCATTTCAGTTTCGAGCTCTTTAAGGATTACATCTAAATTTTCAGGTAAATTTTTAGTGTTATTTTCTAAAAGAGCTTTTGACATTTGAACTATTTCCTCGTCAGTCAAATTACTTATTGCTTGTTTTCCAATATTTCCAAATCCGGCCTTTAGAATTGGTAAATCAAATAAAATACTTAAACCTAAAGTTAATGCCGCCATATTCTTTTCTCCTTGAGCGTAATATACTCCACTATCAACAATCCCTAAACCTAAAGAAACAAACGGGCCAACAACAGGTATCATTAAACTTACAATTTGTAATAATGAAAGTACGTCGTGGATATCACCTGCATTGGCTGTACTCACTGAACCAACCACCTTACCATCTTTCACATTTGTTGCACCAATAAAAAAGTCGTCTTTTTTAGCAGAATCTAGAGCAGTTATAATTTTTTTAACATTACCCCCAAAACCATACGCTTTAATTACTTCAGCGTAAGACGGAATATAACCGGTATATCTATTAATTGATGTTCTAGACAATCTACCAGCACTTGATGTCAATTTTCTATAATTTATTTTATAAAACGGTTTATATACCGCTAAATCTTGATTATAACACAAAAATTTATATATATGTTTTTGAGGAGCATTCCCTGTGTTAGTTTTTATATCACCAGTCTTAGGACATTCCCATCCAGACTTTTCATATCCGTAAGTGTCCGCAATAACTCCATTAACAGTTGATTTTTTCCATCCGCAAGCTATTGCTCTTTTTTGTAGTTCAGTCCCATCAAATCTTGGTTCAGTACTTTGTTCATTAATTGCTTTTGTAAGTTTACCAGATTTAATATCAGGTAAATAACGTGATATTAAATCTTGAAGAGACATTTCTTTCCCATTATAATTTACCGATAATTTGTTTTTTTCACAACCACCTTCATATCCCGATTTATTCAAATATAAGTTAGTGAATTTCCATACTTCAACCATTTCAGCCAACCACACTGCAAAAACTGCATACCATTCATCTTGTGTTTTAACTATAAAGGTTGGTATATTCCATTCACCACCGTAACCTGTTCCTAATGATTGTGCTAAATTTCTTTGTTTAGAATCTGAAAGACGACAATATCCTTTTTTTCCTTTGTAAGTTTCATTACCATCTAAATTGTTAGGTTCCCATTGGAAATCTTTAACCGTACCTCTATTACAGTAATCGTTCCCTGTTTTATAATCATCCGCCGCAAGTCCTTTTCTTATTATTCCCTGGCTAGCTTCAAGTGCTTTCTCATTTTCTATTTCTGCAGGACTTTTGGGTTTGAAGGTTTGTTCTGAAACAATTTCAGTATTTTCAGTGAGCGTCATTTCGTTGTTATATTTCATTAACAACAATACTCTTTCTAATAATTCTTTTTTCTTATTTTCCATATTACCAAACTTGATTTCCAACACCACGTTTAACACCTGATTGCCATTTTTCACCTTTCTTACCTAACATGTTGGCTTTACCACGAGTTAAAACATATAACTCATCCCAATTACTACCTCTTTTATTTGTGTTAGATGTTGCACCTCCACCACCGCCAGCCGCAGCGTCTTGTTCCCCAAGTTCATTTTTATCACCTCTGTTTTTGTCAGATGTTGTTAATTTTTGAAATAGGGAAATTATGTAATCAACGTCGTGTATCATTATTACATAAATATAACTCTACCAATAAAAAAGTGGATAATTTAGAACAAGAAGGACGGTGGAATTTTTTTTGGATTGTTTGAATAATATTCTTCCATAAATGATGTCAGTTCATCTGTATCAACCTCATATTCTTTTTCATCTGACGCTTCCTCGTCAATTATAAGTTCATCAGTATCTTCTTCATATATAATTGGGAAATCACTTGATTCATAATCATAGTTTTCCAAAATGAAAAAACCGGACTTTTCAATAAAGTCCAGTTCAAATTCATGTTCTCTAATTTCATCATCACCATCTTCCTCTAATCTGAAACTAACCTGTAGTATTTCAGATTTTGGATTATAGTAATAATCAACTATTTCTTTGATGTTCATTTTACAAAATTCTCTTAAACCAATTTAATGATTCGCTGATATTTTCTTGTACTAATGGAGCCTTTGATTTTAATTTAATACTTTCCTCAAGTTCTTCCATAGTATATCCTTTTCCACACTCACATGTTTCACCCTCTTTCATTTCAGTTCCACATTGCTCACATTGTTCTCCCTCTTTCATAGATGAACACTGTTCACACATTTCACCTTCATATAAACCATTACACTCATCACAAACTTTTTTAAGTTTTCGGTTAACTTCTTTGTTTGTATATTCTTTAACTTCACCCATATTAGATACAGTAATTCCTTTTTCATCTAACGCCAAATTTTCCACGTTAAGGATTTGTTCTTTTGGTGTGTTAAACCCACGACTAACATATCCATCATACTGACTTCTATGTCTATCTTGTATTGATTGTTTTTCTTCTTCAGTAATATTTAAAAAAAATGCGTTTCTCATATATAATTGTTTTCTAAATAAATATACGGTTGATTGAATAATATTAATTTATTATATTTTACACATGGAAAAACCTTATCAACTATTACAACCAGTTTTTAAAGACCATCGTGGGTCTTTTACCCCAATTAAACTTTCTGACAAGTGGGTTCAATCAAACATTAGTATAAACGACGATATATTTGTCTTTCGTGGGCTACACTATCAAGATGAACCAATGGCTCAAACAAAACTTTTATCGGTTATCCAAGGAAAAATAATTGATTTTGTTGTTAACTTGGATAAAGAAAGTGAGGACTTTGGTAAACTTGAAACATTTGTTTTAACCTCAGGTGAATCGGTATATATTCCAAAAGGTTACGCTCACGGATTTTTGACACTTCAAAGTGGAACAGTTGTTAACTACTTAGTAGATAATGATTATTCTAAAGAACACGAAGGATGTATTCAATGGGACACCGTAGAAGAAGTAAAAGATATTATTACCAAATACATGAGAGGTTTTAACTTTAAAGTTAGAATTAGTGATAAAGACACCGAAGGAATCACATTAGAACAATATAAAAACAAATGACAAAAGAAGAAGTAGAAGAATTAGCCGAAGGAGCAATTCTATTAGACGGATTTGATGATTGTATTACAGGAATTGTTGAAGAGTTTGGTAATGGAGTAAGAATACTTTATTCACGTGATAAAATACTTGAGTCATTACAAAAAGATATGTCTTATGAAGATGCTTTAGAATATTATTACTACAATATTGTTGGTGGACATTTCGGTGAAAGAAATCCTTTGTTTTTACTTTAGAAATAATTTGCGTAAAACGAAATAATTTTTGGAGCGTATCTTCTTAAAGCAGAATTAATATTTTCCACTGTTACTTCTTTATTTTCATCTTCAAGTATACTGATTACTCCGTTTACCATTTCACCTTGAGCCTTATCCGCCATATCAACTAATTCATCAAATGCTTCGTTAGTGTCATTATACTTGTGTTCATGAGCTAATCTTTCTTTACCCATATAAAGATATGGTGCCGCCGCAAACATATTAACAACACTAGCTTCTCTTAATTTATTTAGATATCTTTTTATAAACAACATGTTAAAATGTTTTACTAACATCGCATGTTGTGTTAAATCAGTCGATTTATTTTCTTGTATATTTTTTTTCATTTTTCTTTCTCTCATTTCATCAAACTCAGACTCATACATCCATTTATCCTCATCCAATAAATAAAGACTTGACCCATTGTCCCATTTAACAACATACTGAGTGAATCCAGGGCCACTTTGAATTTTAGTAACGGTTCCTCTATCACCAAAAGATAATTGAGGTTCACCCAAAAGTTCAATGATTACAATTCTATCACCAGGTTTAAGTTCAGGATTTAATTTCTTACTCATATATTTATAAATATAATGAAATATCTAATTAAAGAATCTCAAAAACAAATTATCCTTGAAGCAATAAATGACAGGATTAAAGAAGTTCAAGAGGATGGTGTTGAACTAACAAAAAAGATTATTGAAGACACCAAATCTCACGCTTCGATAAACTTAAAGATGATGCTCACATGGGGAGCGGCAATCGGAGGGTTCATGGGGCCAATTATGCAATGGTTAAATGGACAGGTACCTGAATTAACTGAAAAAGATTTATCATTAATTGCCGCAGGTATTGCTTCAGTAATATTCTTTCAAGAAAGAAGTTTTACCAAATCAATTATTAAAAAGATTAAAGAAGATGGACTTGAAGAACCATTTAAATTGGGTGCAATCAAAGCCAATCAACTTAAAACTGTTTTAGCAGGTTTTTTAAAGAGTTTGAATTTATCAGCATTTACTGTAACAAATATGTTAAGTTACGCATTCTTGGTTCCGATTATACCAATGATATATGATGCTGTTTCTGAGGGTATTTGGGATATGAAAGATACTGAAATGTTAGTTAAATCATTATCAGCATTTGGATTAATAACAATTTCAGGTAATTTCTTAAAACGACTTATGGAATTGATTATCGATAGAATCACTAAATAAAATCAATCTTTAATTCTAAATCAGTTTTTCCTTTAAAAATTCTATGATAAGTTCCTTCAGGGATTAATAATACTTGTCCTTCAGTTAATTCTATTGGTAATTGATTATCCATTTGGAATTTCCACCCTTCACCCTGAACCACTTCAATCAATCTATCTTCTCTATCACGATGCCATTGTAGTTCACCACTATCAACATTGGATTTAAAAACTCTAATCTTTGAAGTTTCTGTTAATTTTCTATCTTTATACGGTTTCATATTACCAAAATCCTGGATAAGTTTTACCACCCCACAAATAACCAAAACGGTTTAAACGACATGCCCAATAACCAGCCGTTAATCTATCTTTTTTCTTAGCACACTGATGTCTTGCAGCAAATGATTTACGTGCTTTAGGATTGGATACCTTAGCTGTTAATCCACCATGAACATCACCAAATGAAATTTTCTTAACTCTACCTGTTGATGGGTTTTTAACATAAACAACATATTTCTTACCACCACCAGTATTTCTTCTTGGTTTACCAAGTTCAACTTTCTTTCCGTTATATTCAGCTTCAGAAATAAATGATTCTTCCATCGGAGTATCCAAGTAAACAACTCTACCACTTGATAATTTAACCTGTGTTCCAAAATCAGATTCAACAAGTTCAACATCATCTTCACTTAATTCAACCATTCCCTCGTAATATAACTCACGAGCTTCTTGAATAACATTAAAGAATTCCTCAGAACCAAATCTAAAGATATTATCATTTAATGGAACTTCATTTGTTATATGATAATTAAGGTGTTCTGAGATAAGTGGTTTTTCCACCGATTCTGTAAGAACTTTTTTGATAAGTTTTTTGATATTCATTTTTTACTTCGTAATAAGAAATACAACCCAAAGAACAATGCTGAAATACAGTAAAAAATTCCTGTGGTAATCCAATAAGAATTTGTGTAATCCAAAATTGCTTTGAACATTATGTCGAACCCTATTGGATTGAAAAACATTGCGAGCATAAGGCAATAAGTGGCAACATTTTCCTTTAGAATTCGTTTCATTTTCGTCATTATCCATTAACGTGGGTTTAAAGTTTATGAACAGAGTTCGTTTTATTTATAAATATATTTGTGTGGAAGAATATTTTGTATATATTTGTATTAATAATTAAATAATCAAGTCCTATGAAAAACTTATTTCTTTCTCTTGTTTTAGTGATGATTAGTTTAGTTGCAAACTCACAATTACCAAGTCATCTCAATTTGCAAGAAATACAAAAGGAATTTATGATTCTTTATTACAAAAGATGTGATAGTTTGGGTCACAAAATAGTTGAAGATAAATCTTTAGTTTGCTTGACTGAATGCCAAGTAAATTACCTTTCAAAACTTGAAGACATTTCACACGAACAAGAGGTAGGTTCTAAGTTTTACTCTTTAGTTGATAGATATGCCTTTTTTTACCCTCAAATGTCAAAAACATCAGGTGTAAATTTAGAAATGAGTGAAGTAATTTCTTTGGCAGGTGTAGGTAAAACTTTAAATAAACAAACCAATAAAGGATTAGCAAAAAGGTTATTCAATAATTTTTTAAAATCAGATTCTCATAGAGAAATTATGGATGATAAAAAATTAATAAAAGTTAACTTCCAAGTTGGATTAAATAAATGTAATTCAATCTACATTGTTGGTGTTCTTTCTAATCAAACATTAAAATAAGTTACCATAATTAATGGTAACTTATTTGGTCTTTTTTCTTTTTTTCAAAGTGACGTTTTGCGTCACTTTGTGTTTTTCTAACACACATTGAAACTGCGTCGTCACATGATTGAGTTTTTATTGAACCGTGTTTATTACCTCTTCTTTTTTTACGTCTACCTGAACCTCCGCCAGTTAAACTAAATTTCCATTTGTATAGCATTGCCCAATATTTTTGACTTGGGTTTGTTATTTTTTCAGGAGGAGTACTATCTGGTAAAGTTACATCTCTATCACCTGGAGCGTCAACATCGTAAAATATTTGTATTTTTACTGTTGGTCTAACATATCTGTATTTTTCATATGCTTTAGCACCACCTTTATCCGCGGGTTCAGGAGTCCCAAATTCATTTCTTTTCTTTTCTAAAGTTGTTGCTTGTGGTGTATTGGGTGTGACAAAATTATTAAAATTGTAATCAACACCTTTAGGTAAAAAACTATATCCCTTAGGTGGATTTGGGCCAGATGTACCATCACCATTTTGACCTTTAGCATTTATAGTCGTATTACGTTTACCTGTACACCACCCACCTTTTAAATTTTCATAATTTTTCATTAAAAAGTTTTCAACAGTTGCTGCTCTTGCTTCTGATAATTTTTCAAAACTTAAATCTTTGGCCTCACCTTGATTTCTAAATCGGCTAGCACTTGATTCTAAAGAAATACTTTGTATACATATTCCCGCATTAGGGTAAGTTTGTCTAAGATTGTCTAACGCAGTCTTGTATGGTTCAACAAAAGTTTGATAAAATTCATTTTCGCCTGCCGGTTTTAATCTCCAACTATTATTATCAAAAAAATCTTGTTGTACAACTTCGGATGGAATTATAACCGTATCAAGTTCTGGTGGTGTCTCAGACTTATTTGGTAGTTTCTGTTTTGGTAATTTCTCAAGTTCAGAAAATGATTGTCTTGTTCCTAATCTACAGTATTTATATCTATCTCGACCTTCAGAATTTTTTACTTTTTTAATAATATCCGCAGCGAAATACATGTCGTCAGTTTTTATTTTTCCCCATAGGTCGATTTGGTCTTGACCCGTAAGAATATTTTTTACGTACCCATTTTGATTTTCTTGGTAAACTAATGATTGAGCTTCACGGTATAAATCCATAAACTTTTCATTATCTTCAGTATTTTCACCTTTAGATTTAAATAACTCATACTTTTCTGAATAACCACCTTCACCTTGAGTTAATTTACTTGATGACTGAGATATAAATCTTTTTCTATCAGGAGTTTGTTCGCTAATAACTTTCTGTATAATTGCAACTAAATCATTTTCAGTTAACCTAACTATTTTTTTCATAAAAAAACTTTTTATATAAATAGATGAAATTTTAAAAAAAAGTATACTTATTGCTAAATAAATGAAATAATGGCAGCTAAAACAACTAAATCATCTAACTCAACGAAGGTTTCATTCGGAGTTAAGAAATCAGGTAAATCAACAAAGAAATTTACCGCAAATAAAAGAAGTAAGAATTACAAAAAACCTTACAGAGGTCAAGGGAGATAAACATGAAAGAATACATTAAAAAACAAATCGGAAACATTAAACAGTTTTCATTTGCCGAGATGACTTCCAATAGTTCAGGAAAGACATCAGGAAGTGGAACTGCGGGTCTTTACATCGTGTTTATCGGAGGTTTAACATTCTTTATGGGTTGTATCGATAAAATGTTTTTAAACAAAGATATTGACGTTATAACACAATCAATAATCCTTGTTGGTATTGGAGCAACTCTTTTAGGTTATAGAAAATCAAAAGATAAAACAGAAGAACCTACGGTAGAAGAAGTACAAGAAACTACTGAAGAAAGTGAAACTATAAACTAGTTCCACCATCTTTCAATATTTTCACTCAATACTTTGAAAAGTAATTTCCTTGCCCTTTCGTGATTGTATCTTCCAATATTCAAGGCAATTCTTGATTTAACATCGTATGAAGTTAAATCCTCGTTGTCAATTTTAAAAATTTGATGTTTTTTGTTGGTAACAATTTTTTTGTAAACTAATGGGTATTTTTTGAAAAAATCATTTAAGTTTTCTTTTTTCAAACGGGTCTCCATATAATAACCACCTAAATCATCTTCGATATCATCACCTGTTGGAACAAAGAAAAAATCTTTATCTTCATAGTCCATATATTCCATAACATAAAATTCTTCCTGAACTTTTTCCATCAGTTTGACACATAACATCATTCTTTTAGCATCAAGGTCTGAATTAGTGTGAAATCCTTTTTCTTTAATGTACTTAGCTTGTTTTTCTAACTTAAACTTAAAAACCTCAAAAATATAATGGTCATCCCAATCCCTGTCTTTCCAAATGATAGGGAACCATTTAATTAAATTACCAACTGAGGTAAAAAAACCTCTTACCTTATAACCGATTTTAGACCAATAAAGTTCTTTTATTTTTTCAATCATAATTCAAGAATTGCCTTTTTACTAATTAAACTTTTCTTTAAGGAAACAATACTACATTCAAAGTCCAAAGAATATTGTGTTAATTCTTCAGAATTTTCATATTTTTTAACATAAAAATCAATCAGATTTTCGGCAGATTGAATTTGTCCAAAGTGGGTAATCGAACCAATTACCTTACGTATCCATTGAAAGTCCCTATCCATAGGACAAATATACATAATCTTTCTTAATTATACAACAACGCAGTTAGTTGTGGATTACTTTTTTCGTACATACGAATCATAATACCTGCTTCAGTATTAGCATAATTCTCTTGAGATTGGGTGTTAAACCCTTGTAACTTGATATTTCTTTGACGAGCAAACTCATGAACCCACTCGTGAGCAACAGTTCTTAAAATGTCAATTAACATTCTTCCACCCGCAAGTACTTTAATTCTACCAGTGATTTCACTACCTGTGGTCATTTTACCAAAACGTTCACCAAGAAGATGGATATCAACGTCTTTCTTAAGTGGAGAGTTTTTTTGACAAAATCTCAAAAAGTCCTGAATAACGTTTATTTCTTCAGAACCAAGCCCACTAGATTTATCATATAAATTTACTTTCATCTTAACAATAAATATCTTATATTTCTTTTGTATATATAATTATGAAAAAGAGTTTTTTTGAAAAAGTCCTAAACAAAACAAACAAAAAAGACATCGACCAATGGTTCGGTGAAAATTCTGAAATCAAAGTTACGGAATTTTCTCATTCAATTAGTCAGAAAAAAAACATTTTATCAGTAAAATTATACCCAACAGATTATGAATACGCTATCGAACTTTTTCCAGAAGGCTTGGAAATTCTTGTCTTACATACTATCAAAAGTCTTTCACTTCCTGAGGATTATATATTAACAACATCTATAGAACACTAAATTATGGCACATCCAATAATCCATGCAAAATCATCCGTGAAAAAATTCGGAGGAAAATGGGAAGATTATATCCATTTACATGAATGGTTAGATGAAACAAAAGGTTGGTACGGACATTCATCTCACAGAATGTTTCGTCATCACTCTGAAGGTATATTTGAAATGGAACAACGTTTTGGTGCTGAATTTAAAAACAGTGATGGGAAAACTGTATACACCCGTTATGTCGGTGAACAACATGTTATGGAGGATTGTAACGGATATATCCCATCAGCAAAAGAATGGGTGTTAGCATTAGAAAATAAACAAAGACCTTTATGGATGATTAAAACCATGAAGTTAGAAATTGATGATTGATATTTATTATTATGAAAGAATTATTAAATAACCCTGAAACTATAAAAAATTTTAAACTTTTACATTATATCCTATTAAGTAATGGTCTTACTCGTGTCAGTAATGACTTTTATGTTGATTACGACGGGAATGTTGATTATCACTTCTCACCTTGGACTAATAAAGGTGGAGCTTATGATATTATACCTAATAAATTATTTGATTTTTTAGATAATTTTTTTGATTCTATTAAAGATGAAGTTTTAGATTCACTAGAAGGTGATGGTGACTCTAGAGCGACGGTATCATGTGAGTATTCAACAAGAGATAAAACTTTTACAATTGATGAAAGTATTCAAACTATGGGTTATGAATCATATTACCAAGAGTTTGAAATTGACGAAAAGGAATTACTTGAGGATATGGTTCAGTGGAAAGAAGATGGTAAACTTAAAATTAGAGTTGATTTTAGTGGTTCAGGTGATTCAGGTTATATTGATGACGTTGGTCTAATCAATGATACTGATGACAAACATTATGAATTTACAGCGGTTTGGGAAAATAAGTTATACAACATTTTGGAGCAAAATCATGGTGGATGGGAAATAAATGAAGGTTCTGAGGGAACATTTATAATTAACAATGAAAACCAAACAATAGAATTAGATTTTCGTATGAATGTTGAACAATCTTCAACAGGTTACGAATTTAAACACCAATTTGAGTTTTAATAAACCTGAATAGTTCTTTGCGGTCTGTCATCACCAAAGTCAGGACAGAAATAAACATTGTTACCATCGTGGTAAATTGTTCCACCAACTCCATTAGGAATTTTGTGTTTTTCATGGAATTTATCATCCAAATCTATTTGGTGATTTCCATCATGAATAACAAAACATAAGTTTTCAAAACCACACTTATATTGTTGGTCTTTGTTTTTATGTTTCATAAACTCGTCAAAAGACATTACGTATCTTGCATCTTCGTTAAGGTATCTTTTAACTATAAATTCTAATTGACTTTCTGTAATAATAAACTTTTTCATATACTATAAATATAAGGGTTAAGAATAAATTCCTTGACTATAAATTTTCCATTCTTTTTCTCTTCGGTCTCTATGACTAAAATCTAAAAAGTTAATTTTAACTGAATTAGAATTTGGATTCATTTTTAAAGAAGTACTTAATTTTGGGGCCTTTGTTGTACAACCCGCAAATCCAACTTGATAACATAATGATGATAATGCATCAACTTGTTTTTGATTTAAATTAGGATATATTGCTAATAACTTACCTGCCAATTTATTTAAAGCAGTTTTTAAATACGTTTTAGCAATATCTTTTGTTATTGATGGGTCTTTAGGTGATACTTTTCTACCATCAGGGTAATAAACCGTACCATAACCAATTGTCGGGGTTCCAGATGGAACTCTACCTTTTAAACAACAATCAGATTCTCCTCTAATACATTTACCACCTTTAGCATCATCATAAACACAAGGAACAAAAAACTCAATATTACCAACAAAATTTACAAGATTATCTGAAACACCTGTAGGTTTTTGATTGGTTTTCTCATTTTTTTTAGATATTTCACTTGAGGCTTTTTGAAGACCGGATTTAATTGTTTTATTTATATCACTAACAACACCTCCCGAATCTGGTTTCATTTGGTCTTTTGGTTGACCCATAGAAGACCATTTATCCATAAAATTTGGTTCTTTATTTGATTGGTTAAAACCCATAGTTTTATTAATGTCATCAAAAACTGATTGCTCATTAATATTTGGTTTTAACACAGTCATTGCTTCAGGAAAATCCTTATTTAAAACATCCTCATCTTTATTTGTATAAGGAATATTCTGTAAAACATATCTAATTGAATTTAAACCTGAAATCTTTTTATCGTTAGAATCCAAAACAACCCAAGGATGGTTTACAGTGGATGTTTTATCAAAAAGTTTTTGTTTATACTCTGTAAACTTTTCCCACACATCTTGCATTTTTTCATCATTCTCAGAATACTTCCAATATTTCAATGGTGACTTTTGTCTAAAATCAAATCTTTTAGCCTGAGTTTCTTTATCTATTGAGAACCAAAGTTTGAATAGATAATCACCGTCAATAACTAATGACTCCTCAAAGTCCTGAACATTATCCATAAAGTCTTCATATTCATCTGAAGAACCATAACCCATAACAGGTTCCACTAAACCTCTATTATACCAACTTCTATCAAAGAAGTTTATCTTACCTTTCTCAATTTGATTTCTGTATCTATCCCACCAGTTCTTTCTTTCATCGGGTGTAGGAATACCAAGAGCAATAACTTTATAATATCTTGGATTTAAGTTTTCAGTAAACTTTTTAATTGTTGAACCTTTACCTGCAGAATCTCTTCCTTCAAAAACAATAATAACAGTTTTACCTGTTTGTTTTAACCATTCCTGTAGTTTTAATAATTCAACCTGAAGGAAAAATAATTCTTTCTTATAAATGTCCTTATCTAATATTGATGGCTCTTCTTCAGGACTAACAACTTCTTTTTTAGTTTTTCTTTTTTCTAATGATTTAGTTAGTTGTTTGAAAAATTCAAAAATATTAATGTCTTTACTACCTTTTAATTTTAAAGTTTTTAAAATACCTCTTGTAACTAATCCAAAATCAACTAAGCCATCTTTTGAATATTCTTCAATCTTATTAATGAATTTTTGAATTTGAGCACTATATACTTTGTTATCTTTTAAAACCGCAACAAGAGATTTAACCTCAGGGCTATACTTTGGTTTGTCAGCTTCTGTCAAACCCATTATGTTTTTCATCTTACTAACTTCAGTTAATAAATTCCTCATACTGATAAATACTTTTTAATAAATATTTTGTTAATGTTGATTATTTTTAATAAAACGCATATATTTAATTTTAATGGTAACAAAAAAAGTTAAAAGAAAACTACGAAATTTAAACAACAATAATATTTTTAAGAAATCCTGACATTTGTCAGGATTTTTTTTGCCCTTTTAATAAATAAAATAAAAAAAAACAAAAAATGAAAAACACAGAAACTTACAACGAGTTAGTTCAAAAGATGAGAACATTCTTCCAAAACAAAGGTTTTAAAGAAGTTCCAACTCAATCAAGATTATCAATCTTGGCGGCGTGTGAAAATCCACACTCAATAACAACATTCAATTATCAAGGAGAAGTATGGCCACTACCACAGACGGGTCAAATGTGGTTAGAATACGAACTTCTTAAGAATCCTGAATGGAACGGTGTCTATTGTATTTCAACGTCTTATAGACAAGAAAAAGACCCAATTCCAGGTCGTCACGAAATGATTTTTCCAATGTTTGAATTCGAATCAAAAGGTGGAATGAAAGAAATGTTAAAACTTGAATCTGAACTTTTAGATTATTTAGGTTTTGATTCACCTGTAGAAGTTAACTACGATGATGTATGTGAAGAGTACGGTGGAGTTTCAATTTTAGAAAACGAACACGAAACAAGAATGTGGGAAGAAAAAGGTTCAGTCGTCTCACTTCAAAATTTCCCATACAGAACAAACCCATTTTGGAACATGAGAGAAAGTGAAAACAAAATATTCAACAAAGTTGATGTAATTCTTTACGGACAAGAAACAATTGGTTCCGCAGAAAGAAGTTCTAACGTAGAAGAAATGAAAAATAACTTCTACACAATAGAAAATGGAAAATATTCTGAAAAACTTTTTGAACTATTCGGAAAAGAAAGAGTTGAGAAGGAATTAGAAGAATTCTTATCTCATGATTTCTTCCCAAGATTTGGTGGTGGGATTGGGATGACCCGTTTAGCAAGAGCTTACGAACTACTACAACAAGAAGTAACAGTATAAACCATAAATCCCCTCATTAGAGGGGATTTTTTTATTCTTTAATCTCTTTCATCAACTTACCCCACAAAGCTGTCTGTAATAGGATAAGACCAACACTTAAAACAAATACAGGTAATGATGGTGAGCTAACCATTAATACAACTGATAATACAAGAGCGAACATTGCTGAAGTCAATTTTAGTTTTAAGTTTTTCATAGTGGTGTCGGTGTTAATTGTTCTACAAATATAAACAAAAAAACTCCCAATCGGGAGTTTTTCATTATTTTTTTTTTAAATTAATATCTTCTTGTTTTTCTTCTGATATTTTCAGCCATTGGCTTCATTGGTTCTTCATCTTCAATATCCATATTATCAACTTCAACTTCAGAATCCATTTCTTCACCTGAATTCATTTTATTACTTTCATAATCTTGGATGATAGACTTAAGTTCCATCGCCTCTTGTTCTTTTCCTTCAGTTTTTCTTAAATGACGATAAAAATCCTTAAGATAATCCCATCCTGCTATACCTAAAAGTGCAATAGTTGTACCAACCATTGTAGCAATCGCCCCACCTGTACTCATAGCCTCAGGATTAAAGAAGTTTTCAACCGCTTCATTAACTCCATTTTTTTTATTTCTTTTTGTTTCTTTAACTACTGTTTTAATTAAGTTAGTTAATTCTGATTCTGACAATCTTACTACTTTTTTCATTTTTTTGTTTTTTTTATTTTATCTTGGAGCACCTCTATATGATGCATTTGGTTTAATTGGTACTACATAATCAGGGGTTCCTTTATAAGTACAAAACGGTCTTGATGTAATTACTTTTGCTAAATCGTTATTTAGATAATCTTCTTTAATTCCACCTTTTCTTTTGAAAGGTTCACCAATAGCACCTAATCCTTTTTCAAATGCCGAGTTACAATTCCATCTGAATTTAATAGGTTCACTATATCTTTTTTTATCTCTATTTAAAAAAGTACCTGTATAACCCTCAACGTCCGAACCTGTAATATCTTGGACTGTAAATTCAACTGTTGGTAAATTATTAATCGTTGTTATTCCAACTTGTTTTATTTTATAGTTTTCAGAAGTTCTTTTACCTTTAAACATCCCACTTTCACCTGTATATTTGTTTAAACCATAAGCATTAAACATAAGAACTTCAGAACCTGTAAGACCTGATACTTCCTTACGAAATTGTTCAGGTGTTTTTGCAGTTAAATCATCGTTTTCTTTTATAACTTTTTTAATTAAATTAATAAGTTCATTTTCTGTTAATCTAATAACTTTTTCTTTTTTCATAAAAAATTCTTTTTTATCTATATAAATACAAAGAAAATTAACTTTTACACTTTTTTATATCAAAAAAAAATAATATAATTGTACATGAGTAAAATTAAAAACGGTGATAATGTATCTGTTCATTATACAGGTAAATTAGAAGATGGTACAGTATTCGACACATCTTTAGCTGAGGGTAGAGAACCTCTGACAGTAACTTTAGGTCAAGGACAGTTAATTCCAGGTTTTGAAAATGGATTAATTGATATGACTATTGGCGAAATGAAAACAATTGAAATTGAGCCAGAAAATGCTTACGGAGATATTAATCCTCAACTTGTTAGTGAAGTGTTACTAACCCAAGTCCCTGAAGGTGTTAAAGCTGGGGATATGTTACAAGGACAAAACCAATTTGGCCCTGTTAACGTTGTAGTTAAAGAAATTAAAGAAGAAACAGTCGTTTTGGATATGAACCATCCATTAGCGGGTAAGAAACTTATCTTTGATTTAGAAGTTGTGTCAGTAAATTAATACAATTTCATTTATTTTTCAAAACATCCCACTCATTGTGGGATTTTTTGTTTATATTAGCATTATGAATATCTTCTTTTTGGATTGGGATACTAAAAAATGTGCAGAATATCATTGTGATAAACATGTAGTTAAGATGATATTGGAAACTGCCCAACTTTTGTGTGGTGCCCACCAAGTACCCACCAAGTACCGACCAAGTACCGACCAAGTACCGTACAAGTTATCACACAAAAATCATCCTTGTGCTATTTGGACTCGTGAATCACTTTCCAACTATCTTTATCTTTGTGACTTAGGACTTGAGTTGTGTAAAGAATACACTTATAGATATGGGAAACGTCATAAATCTCAAGATGTAATTGAATGGTGTGTTACAAATAAGTTAAATATTTGTGACAAAGGTTTTACAGAACCACCAAAAGCAATGCCTGATGAATATAAAGTCACAGACGTTATAGAATCATATAGAAACTACTATAATGGAGCTAAAAAAGATTTTGCTAAATGGAAAAATAGAAATACACCTGAATGGTTTATCCATTCATCAATTGTTGCATCTGAGCAACCAATTGTCCCTGTTGCATCTGAAGTACTCTAATTCTACCCATTTGTTCATTATTTAATTCAAAATCCTCAGATTTAATTTCATTAATTTTATTATCCAAACGAGTGTGTTGTGATAATAAATTACTATACAATTGTGATTTTTGTTCTTGTGTCATAAAATAAAAATAAAAATAAATTTAAAAAAATAAATGGATTACCAATCAATTCCAGGCCCAAATTCCCTTTCATCAATAATATCGTTTATATATAATTCAATATTGGGTAACAAATCTTCTATCCTATATTGAATTTCCGCCCTGATATTATCAAAATCACTTCTATTTTGTGACTTGTAGATATCAACGTAAACTTTTATTTTATCTGATAGTGTGATATAATTAATTTTAATCTTATCAATAGATTGAACTTCGTGTAATTCATCCATCTCACCCATTCCCCATTCTTCAGATTCTTCCCTTAAACTATCTAATTTAGAATTTATCAATCCCTGAATTAAATTTTTTGTTTTTTCTAATTGTTTTTGGTCTATGATATATTTCATATATTATAAATACAAATGAAAATAAAAAACCCCACTTGTGGTGGGGTTTTGATTACTTCAAGTTAGTATTGTCTTCGACAAAATTATCCACTTTATCTTTAAAAATCATATATGCCAAAGTTTGAACTCCAATAGCAGTTAAAAACTTTGGTATGTCTTTTTTAAATTCATTAGCTTGTTGTTTTAAACTTCTTTTTACTTTTTTAAGTAATTTTTTTAACCATTTAGGATTGGTTTGTTTCAATTCCAAAAAGTAAGCTTTAACTTCATCTTTATCTTTACCAACTAAAGAATTAATTGCGTTATCAATATTATCTTCAGGAGCGGTTTCCATCTTAGCTTCAAAACTTTTTTTATCAAGAGTTGATTCTGTAATATATGGTTTAACATCACCTGATTTTGTTTCAATCAATTTTTTAAAATTTTCAATAACAATTTTTTTACCACCTTCGTGTTGTTCACGAATTGAGTTTTTTACTTCTTCCGATAAATCGTTTAATAAATGTTTCATAGTTTTTTATTTATAAATATATTAAGATACAATAATATTCACATCAACATATTGCCAGTTTCTGTCTATCATTGTTTTATATTGACTCAAATTTTCTATAATACAATCCCATACAGGGTTTTCAAACAATTCATCATTATCATACTTTATGTCATAAACCAAGTGAATCATTTCATCATAATTTTCCATAAAATGATGAACCTTTCTAACAAGGTCATCAACAAATATTTTTTCAATTTTAAAAGTGATGTCTATTCTAAAAGATTCACTACTTTCCCAATACATTTCAAAGTTATCATCAATAATATATTTTCCATATATTGTATATATTATGCTGTTATTATCTCTGTATTTTATCTCAACGGTATCTGTATTTAAACATTTCCTTAATTTTTTTTCATTTTCTTTAGGAATATAAAACTCTCCTTTATTGAAATCATTTAATACTATAAGTGATGGACGTTGATATGATTTAATTGATACATTGGCAAAATTTCCAACAGTATCTAATTCATCATCAAGTAAAGAGCTGAGTGCATTGTATGAAAACGGAATGTTATTTGGATTTTTTATCTTTAAGATTGGAACCTTAACTAGTTCATTATCCAAATAAACTCCAGTATATTCATCATCATGATAAATTATTAATCCGTGAATCTCTTTTGATTTAAAATAAACGGACATTACTTTAGAAAACGCCTTGTATTTGGGACGTAAATTACTCATGTATTATATTTCGTATTCGTCAGGAATTATTCTATCAACGTCTTCTTCTGTTGTATTAATCAATTGGTTCATATCTCTCCAATTAATACCATTGATTGATAATATATGCACCATCGTCATACCTGAATTAAGTTTTTTATCACTCAATAATGCCCATTCATCCGCAGTATCATCTTCATACATTTTTAAATAATTGTACAATATTGATATATCATTTTCATCGGTGACTTCTGGTATTATCACATCAACATAAACGTCATACATTTCTCCAAAGTAGTCGTCCGCCTCTTCAACATCTGTAATTTGAACAGGAAGTCGGTACCTTTTAGACAAATCGTCAAGATAGAACTCAATACTACCCCCTAACTTTGAATCAACCAATGCTTTTAGATATGGATATTGGGAAACTTTTTGAATGAATTGTTCTAACCCACCAAAAAACTTGGAGATTTCCATAACAGAAACCCCTTTATCAATTAAACCAATTACTTTTTGTGAAAAATTATCAGACATATAAGATAAATACATTATAAAACAAAAAACCCCACTCAGATGAATGGGGGTTTAAAAATTACTCCTATTCCTCGTCAAGATATCTACCAAGATTAACAGGTTCCACAAATGTCCCCTCAAGTTCGGACATTTCTTTCTTATACTCCTCAATAGTTTCAACAGAATAGATGGGAGCAAATAATGGACGACGACTAAATGGAACGTTATCTCGGTTTTCCCATTCCTCCAATTCTTTTTCTATATTAGGGATTTGTCGTTTTACATATGAATATTTGTACCACTTCTCGTAGTCCTCACGTGTAGGAAAGAATTTAACGTCACCGTAGTTATAAATATTCAAATCAGGGTTGTTTGTATAAACATTAAGAATACCCTCATCACCATCATACTGATTACATAACTCTTGAAGAGTATATGGGTTTGTTATACCTTTTTCTTCCCAACTTCTTCCATAGGAATTAATTTTACAGATATAAAAATATCCATCTTCAAAAGAATAAATTTGACTATTAATCTTGTCTTTTAATTCAACAAGTTGTTCTATTGTGTAATTAGATAAATCCATAGAACAAATATACAAAAAGTTTTTGATAAAACACTAAAACTGCATGTTAATTCTCTTAATCTCTATTCCAAACTTATCCGTATAATATTTCTCAATACCTTCACCTACCGAATTTCCAAATAAAACACGCATCTTTTCAAAAAAAGAATAATCAATCCATAATGTTCCATTAAGATTTCTGTGGGCAATTCTTACAGGGTGACCATCACTATCAATATCTTTCCTACTAAAGAAATGAATATACCCATCCTCATCAACAGCCATTTCAACATCACCATAGGTGGCGTCCATGTACTTCTTAATAACCTCATTTAACTTACTCTCGGTGATAATATATTTCATATTACAATAAATACCTCAAAGTAAAAAACGGTGGAAGTTGGATACCCGTAAAGGAAATATATTATTTCCCTTTGTTCGATTATCATCTTTCCATAAAGGTCTCAAGTTTTTATAATAACATGATTTTTTAACCCATTCTTCAGATTTATACAAAGATACTGGAATAATATGGTCATATTCCCATTCACCACGATTACCCCAAGTCATACCTTCTAAAAATCTTGATTCAATATAAGGTATAAACAATTCAACGGAAATACCAAGATATTCGGACAAAAAACTATTTTTTTTATAACCTCTTTTACTGTTAATACTTCTAACTAAAGACCTTAAACTCTGAGTTGTACCATGAATAGGATTTTCTTTTTCTCGTCTACGTTTTCTCTTAACATCATACGCATTCAACTCCTTATGATATTCAGGGTCATTCTTTCTACGTTCCATCTTTTGAATATACCTACGTTTGTTATCACATAGTTTACACTTCTTTCGGTTATCTCTAAAATCGGAAACGGGCTTACTAATATTACAACAATTACAAATACGTTCCATATTTTTTATACTCCTCTCATTTCTTTTAAAAATTTATTATATCTATCAATATTTGATTCGTTAATTTTATTTGATTTACTAGCATTTTCATCTTTCCACAAAGGTTGCAGATTAGTGTGATGATTTAAATATATTTTTTCTTCAAATGTATTTCCACAACTAATGGGAACAATATGGTCAAAACACCATTCACTACGATTGTCCCATGACATACCCTCCTTGAATAAACTTTCAAAATACTTTAATCCGCTACTATAATCAATTCCAAGAATTTCTTCAGGAGAAAATTTACTTCTATATTCAGGGAATCCTGATAAAGAATATGAAAGTATTGAACCAATACTTTGTTTATATTTAAACAGTGGCGCTTTATCGTAATCCAATTTATCACTTTTACACCTGTTAGCAATAGTAAAAAGAGGTCGGATATTAGTATAATGAGAGTTTTTTTCATAACTCTCTTGATTTTCAGATTTACTTAAAGGAAATATATGGTCAACTTCCCAATCACCATAATTATCCCACGACATACCATCAACAAATTGTTTCTCCAAATGTTCTTTTAACATAATGGCATCACATCCAATAATATCTTCGTAAGTTTTTCCTTCAGGTTTAGAATAACCACGTCTTTTAAATTCATTTTTTAGTCGAGATTTTAATGACAATAAAATTTTATAATGTATTTCAAGTGACTTTCGGTTCTTTCTAATCTCAACCCTAGATTTTTTAGCACATTCTTTACATTTAGAAGACACTTTATTTTTAGCAAAATAATATTCTGACCTAGGTTTGCTTTCCTTACATACATAACAAACTTTTAATTCATCCAATCTATGACCCATAAACCAAATATAACGAAAAATGGGGTATTGGAAATGTGAGAAATAAAAAAAATTATATTTCTTTTATAAATTGACCAACACCTACACTACGAAAACCTTTACTTCTTAATTTGTTTTTAACTCTAACCGCATCTTCTCTTTCAAAACCAGCATCGGCAAAATCTAAAGGTGCCCCCACATCAACTATAACGTATCTACTAGTAATACCAAATTTAACACAATCAGTATCAATATATTGTCTTAAATAATTACGGATTTCGTCATAAAAATTATTAGATATGGTTTTATTATTAGAATCAACGTCATCATTAGGTGTTGGGTTATTTTTGGGGACAATACGTTTGGCTGGACGTTTTTTTTCAGCTTCTGATAATTTAACAACCCTTTTAATCAATCTTGTTAAATCAGATTCAGTTAATCTTACAATTTTTTTCATATTAATTAAAATTCGCTTGTTCTAACTTTTTTCGCATATTGACCTACACCCCAACTATTAAAACCATGTTTTCTTAATTTATCTTTAGCTTTGTTTGCCTCACTTCTTGAAAATCCACAATCTTCAAAATCTAATGGAGCCCCAACATCAAATACCAAATAATCTGCTAAATACTTATATGTAATACAACCCGCTTTAAGATACGGTTCCATAGCGTTAAACACCGGTTGTGTTTCAATATCTTTATCTGATGGTTTAGAATTAAATCCACTATAAAATGTGTCTTTTATCTTATCTTCCCAACTATCATTTTCTTTGATGACTTTCTTAACTATTTTAACCAAATCAGACTCGGTTAATCTTATAACTTTTTTCATAATAATATTTTATTATAAATACCACAAAATTAAAAAGGGGGTAGGGGGATTGGAACAACGGGAAAAAATTTTATACAAAAATAACATCCCACACCGCAGTAGAATCTCCGTTTTTGTCTTTAGGAAATAATAATGTAAACATGGTTCCAATCTTTTCTTCAATATCTGAACCCTCGTCATAAGCATGATAACTACGACCACCTGTATTTAGTATAATTTGATATACAGGATATGTCTCATTTCTAAATTTCCAATTTTTTGTTTTTATCTCAACATCACCATTAAACCATTCGTATTCAGATAATAAGTTCTCAACATAATCCTTTAAGAAATTAACTTTCCTCATTTGTAAATTCTGAGACTCGGTGATAATATATTTCATATTACAATAAATACCTTAAAAATAAAAAACCCCTCACATCGGAGGGGTTGTATAATTTAATATTGTTTTACATCACCAACGTTTGGGATTAAACCATCCAAGATGTCTGCCGGTTTCCTTAAAGCTTTGACGATTATCATCATCTTCCTCATCTTCTTTACCAAGAAGAACATAATTCAAATCGTCAAGAACTGTATACTTATCAACCTCCTCATCATTAACATTCAAAAAAATATCACGTCCAAGATATTTCACCAACGGGGTACCTCCTTCAACATACTCATTGTATAACTCAATAATACTCTGTGGTGAAGATGTTTCACCAACTTTATTTCTAACACCCTTAAATCCAGCAGATATGAAAATATCCTTTTCTTCATGTCTATTTTCCTTAACAACTCTTTTAACTATTTTAACCAAATCTGATTCAGTTAATGTTATAACTTTTTTCATATTAATATTTTATAATAAATACACCCCAAAACAAAAAAGGGGGTAGGGGGGAATTGGGACAACGGAAAAAAAATTATTTTTTCTTGTCTGTACGTTTAACTTCAACGTTATTAATAAAAACCTTTGTCGGGGGATTATTTCTTGTCGATTCAAAATATTCATCAAAGGCGGTCCAGAACATATTTGGTTCTAAATTATATGTATTTAACATTTCGTTACCATGTATTGACAATCGACTAACATCTTCAGAGTTGTAATATCTTTTTATTCTTTCTTTAAGAGCATCCATCTTCTGTTTCGGATATGTTTGCTCCGCAATAACTCGTTTAATTATACGAGTCAAATCTGATTCTGTAAGTCTAATTATCTTTTTCATATGTAATAAATATAACAGAAATAAAAAAGGGGAAATTAAGGTTTAACCAAATAGATTTTATTTTCATCGTAATTCTTAACCAAGACAGTCTCTTGTTTAAATTCTTGAGCAAGTTCTTCAGCAACCTTATTTAATACGTCAGAAGTAATTCCAACGATTTCAACAGATAATGAACTCTCATCATACAACGAACCATCTTTGGCTTTATATCGACCCTTAACAAAATTTCCAATGGTCACACCAAATATTTCAGGGTTGTTTTTAATCACCTTATTTATTTTACTTGATTTAAACAAAATATTTGTTGCGGTTTCAAGTTTGTTTTTAATAAAACGAACCAACTTGTTTTTAGATAATTCAACAGCATTAACATTAACAGAAAAAACAATTACCCCACCTTTATCTTCAAACTCAAAATCAATTTCTTCAGTAAGTTCAGATTCAACATTTGGTTGTATATAAAATGTTTGAGCATCAGGGTCGTTGTCTATATTAATAGAAAACCCATTTAATTTTAATCCTTCCATTAAACTACTCGCACCAATCTGCTCGTAAGTCTTTTTTGACGAATCAAAGTTCTTAACTTTATCAATAAATTTTCTAATATCCATATACTTGATTTTTAAATAAATATAAACTAAAGATACAAAATAAAAAAGGGGGGTAGGGGGGATTGGAACAACGGAAAAAAAATATTTTTATAATTTACCAACAAGTTCATCCAATCCCTCAATGATAATCCCACACTCAGAATAAAACTCGTAGTTACACTTACCCGTGTTCTTAGCTCTAAGAGTAACCAATGAATGTTCCTTGTCAGTCAAAGAAATGGTGGACGCATATTTCTTACATAATAAAACAAAATCATCAACACCAATAGTAGGATTCTTACTTAACTCATCCATGATATATCCCATGGCAATCTTTCTCGGAACATAGTGGTCATGAACAATCTTACCACCACCCTTAACTCCATTAGATGATAAACCCGTATGCCAAAACTTAGTGTTAGTTAAATCAAACAAAGGGTTGCGGTTCCTAGATAAAAACATATCATATAATACATCATTATCCTTAACTTCCAAATACCTCGGAACAAGACAAAGAAAATCCTTCAATGTCTCCTCAACCTTAACCAATTGTTTATTTGTAAGTTTCATAATACAAATATAAGAAAAAAATTATTTTTTCCCAAAGATATTCATAAACTCTTTCTCGTAATCACGTCTCTCAACCTTAACGGTGTTTACATGAAACTTAACAAACTTAACGTCAGTATATATCATAGGAAATGACATGTTGATTTTATCACCCAACTTCTCAGGAGATAATACATCACTTGTATCCCAATTGTATCTAACATCAACATATACCAAATACGTTGGGGTGGATTCTAAACTATCAACAAAAGCATATGAATATTTAGTTTCAATCTTATTAACAGTAATTGAATGAATACCAGGTAAACTCTTCTTAAGAACCTTGAATAACATCTCAGGAAAAACAAATTCACCATCCTTATTATACATTCTGTTGCACGTTGAAGGGATACCATAATCATTATCAACATACGGGTTAACAGTTATTCCTCCATTAGTTACACGATATTCACCGTAATCTCTTGTTAACAAAAAATTATCTCCTAAAATATTCATCATACCAATATTTTCTTCTTCAGGTTCCATATATATTTTTTTTACAAAGATAAAACAATAATACTAATTTACCAAAAAATTATTTAACATCAGAAAATGAATCCACATTAATAAACTCAGATTCCAAATGACCAATGATATCCCTAAGAGTCTGACCCTGTAACTCAGGGGTTTCCCTACTACGAATAGATAATGAAATAGCCCCACACAATACAGATATAATATCATTAATATTCATACCCTTCTTGGCCATTATGTCATAAAAAAATTTATTGTCCCTTAATGTTACATCCACAGTAACTGATAATTTTTCTTCTTCCATTTCCATATATCAATAATAAGAAAAAAAATGAAATAAAAAACCCCTCCGTTAAAGGAAGGGTCAGTCCAACAATACTATCATTGGAGAGGTTAATAATCTTCAGTACCCATAAATGCTTCGTCCCCAATATCACCTATAGTATCAATAATATCAGTTAAAACTCTTACGACACCTTCCGTTCCGTATGTTTTATAAACAGGTTGTAAAATATCCATAATTTGGACATGTACTGACTCAGTATCATCATGAAATGAATCTTCATCTCTTTCTTCATTAATAACCCTTTTAATTATATTGGTTAATTCTTTTTCTGTTAATCTAATCTTTTTCATAGTATATATTTTATATATAAATACCAATTTTCCAAAAAATTTCCCAAAATTTATTTTTTACATATAGGGAACATTTTAAAACAAAGGGTCGCTTTTCTAAAAAATTTTTCCAGGATTTTTTCGAGGGGATTATCCCCCCTTCTGACCCAAAAAACCCCCTATATAAGGGGGGATACGGGAGGGGGTACCCCATAGGTAGGGGTATAGGAGGGGGTAGTAGGGGGTGTTGATAACTTTTAATAAGTATCCCCTCCCCTTTACATTAGGTCACATCCTTTTACCACTGCTACTATGGTAACCATTAGTAGGCAGTATAGGATGATTGCTTGATTGGGTGTGATGGTAAATCGTTTCATATTATCTTCTGTGTTTCTTAGGAGTACATTGGTGTTGTAGTTGGTTCTTCCCTTTGTTCACACGTTTAGTTTGTTTGTACATCTTCTGTTGTGTGTTAGAATGTTTCTTGTAGTTGTACCCATGTTGTGGGGTAGAACAAGATGTTAGTATAACGACTAACATGATTAGGGGTAGTATGTATTTCTTCATAATGTATAGACTACAAATATAGTTCAAAGGTTTCTTATATACAAATTATTTCTTAGATAAATCAAGTAGTATGATTGGTAGTCTATCTTTATCAACATATGATAACACATCATCGTAGTCAGATAGTTTAATCCAATCACCTTGGTCACCCCACCAAGCTGCTACTTCAAAGGTATCCACTCCATCACCACGTAATCTATTCATCCCACCGACAATAGATTGAAGACCACCACCCACAATAGATACTGTGATATTGTTGGGGAGTGTAAGTAATCCTTGTACTGCACCTTCTATGACAGCATGGGGTTTGAAGTCAAAATCTTTAATGGTATATATCTTCTGTCTCATTACTACAAAGGTAGGAATTTATTATGTGATAATATATTTGTTTATTTAAAAAATTCGCCGTAACTTAGCTTGGTGCCTTATATATTTTTTTTATAAGAAGAGCGTCAACACAAAGATACGGCGAAGAAAGTTAATATCCTAATTTTTTATTAATTATTTTCGTTGTAACTTAGCCCCGTAAATGTACCTTATAACGATAAGGGGATAAAGGGCTGGCACGATTAATGCTTGGAGTGTGTACTCCACCCTGCCTTTAAAAAAAAGGAAGATTTTTTTGTGGGGGAAGAAAATTGTTGTATATTTGTAGAACAATAAACGACCACCATATGAAAATCACCCAAGACAAATTATCAACCAAGTTAGTTAAGAAGTACTTACAAAAGACCAACTCTTTAACCTTTCAAGATAATTGGAATGGCTTCGGTGATGTGACCATTCGTATTGTATCAGTTGGTGAGTCAGACAGATGGAATTGGGTAGACCAAAAGTACTCTCGTGTGTTGAACATTGAAGTGACGGCAAAGAAGAAGGGTTTCTCATTCAGTGAAGATAGAATACCATCTGAGTACTCTTGGTCACAAACAAGAATGTCGTTCTTCAAAAGAAGAAAGTCACACGCTGATTGGTGTTTTAATAAGTTGATTAAGAACACAATCATCCCCACGTTCTTCAAAGCAGCTTGTATCCCAGGACCAACACGCAACAACAACGAATACATGGGTAACGTAACATTCAAATACATCGACTAATATGAAACTCAAAGATAGATTAGATATATACACAACCCCTCAGCTCAGAAGAATGGGGTTGAAACTTATAGCCATCACACGTCAGACACTCGGTCATGGAAACAAACCATTCCCCAAACTGAAAATCAGAAACGGGTTAACAGGTTCCTATGGTCAATACGATTTTGAAGCATTGGTGATTAACCCCTCAGCATGTGAGACAATGGAAATGTTTGTTAAAACAATCATCCATGAATACACCCACCACATACAAAGAGGTATCAAACGTAACTACGCATCATCCATGAAGAAAAACGGATATTGGGAATGTCCCTTTGAAGTGGAAGCTCGGGGGAATGAAACAAAGTACAAAAGTATTGTATGGAAACAATTTAAACAAACCCCTTAACATGGTTGTCCAAAATACGTATAGGATTTTCCTGACCCTTGAATAACTCCATGAACTCAGGGGTAAGTGAATACAATGTTAATATCTTTAAATCCCCTTGGTATGGAAGTGAACTCTTCCTATACTCCATCTTACCCACCTTTTCCCCATTATAATATAGGGTCACAGCAACAACATCCCGTAAAGGGTCAGTTATAACCCTTAAATTTTTCAGTATGTCAGTTATTGAAATGGGGTTAGACATATCGTCAGGGGGAATTGTTGATAAATTATTATTCATTTTTTCTTGATTTTGTCAAAATGTCAGGGGAACGTCAGATGGGGGATAATCCCCTTGACCACTTTTAGACATATTCACACCTATAAATATAGTGTATATTATGTATATTGTCCATAGGTAAATGTTCCCACTTTTTACCACTGACGTATATGTGAGAGGGGTTTTTGGTTATATGAAAAGTGAAAAAAGTGGTCTTCCTGATAGTGTTAGAAGGGTTTTTTTAACTATATACATTTTCCAGATAAAAATAGGATGTAAGAATAAATGAGCGTGGACAGACTTTAGTTGTTTAGAATCCTTCAACGGAAGTGTATTTTATAGTGTCTTCAACGGGGTTTTTAAGATTTCCCCTTACCATATAGACACATGTTATGGACAATTATAGTGGTGGTAAATTGTGGGACATAATATATAAACCTACAGGTTTACCATAATTGTCCCCTTAGTAATCCACCATTTATATGTGGGGAATTAATAACATCATCTATCACATACACATTCATTTATACCTGTAGGTATAATACCTTTTAGTATATAGAATGATTATTCACATATGGGAATTATAATGTCCCTTCATAGTGTGTGTCTTTTATTAGGGGGATTCACACATACAATCATATGTTGTGGGGGGATGAAATAATGAATTAAGGAATGAAGATTCTAATGGAACAAAACGAAGTGGAGTGGAATGGTCACGACAGTGAAGAATCGGAGTGAGTTAATTTATTGTTTCATTACTCACATATTCATTTAACTTATTTAATGTTAAATTAAAATACTCATCATTTAATTCGATACCTATGGAATTTCTATTTAAGTCAGTTGCAACTTTACATGTTGTGCCACTACCTAAAAATGGGTCTAACACAACATCACCTTCTTTAGTAAAGAGTTTAATAAACCATTCAGGTAATGATTCAGGGTATGCCGCTGAGTGTCCTTTATTAGACGACTCTGTTGCCATATATAATACGTTATCAGGTAATACCATTTCTTTACCTACCCAATTTTCTATTTTCTTACCGAAACCACTTCCTACTTTGGAGACATCTCTTTTCTTATCTGTATCACTTAGGTTGGCCAATCTTTTTGTAGACCAATCACCTATGGGAACTTTAACATTATCTTGATACATATCAAACTTTTTCTCCTTATTGAAATGTAATAATCTCTCCCACGCATCTCGTAATCTGTTTGGCCATTTGCCAGGAAATGAATTCTTCTTATGCCACATATATTCTTCAGTCCACAACCAACCTTGGTTCCTCATTGCAATAATAAGTTCCAAAACATATGTGTGTCTCTCACCGTTATATACCTTTTCCTTAATATTAAGAACAAAGGAACCTGTTGGTTTTAATACCCTAAGTAATTCTTTACTTATTGGTAAAAACCATTCCACATATTTGTCAGGATGTATTCCACCGTATGTTGATTTTCTTTGGTCAGAATATGGTGGAGACGTAACAATTAAATCAACTGAATTATCATCAATTAATTTTAATATATCTAACGAATCCCCATGAAATAACTCAATAGTATTACCATTAGCTGACTGTAACTTTATTCCTTCCGCTGACATACTCATTTATTTTAATAAAATTAATTGTTTTATCCTTATTTGTAAAGTTTCTATCCACCCATTCTACCGATTCTTTAACATTCGATGAGTAAATATCCTCTATCACCTGATTAAGATATTTGGAGTGTTTAACAATGGCAATCATAACTTTATTATACATCTCAGGGTCGTTACTGATTTCATACCACGAGTCTTGCCCCGATAACTGTGTAAAGTTTTTTTCCGTATTTTTTTTGGTGGTCTTACCGTAAGAAGTCAGAACTTTAAAACTACCGAAATCATTATTTTCTTTTAGTTCCCCCACCTTAATATTAACTCTCTTTTTTTGGTCAGCGTTACACCATTTAGGACTTGACTTCCATCCTCTATAGTGAAATAAATCATCATTAACCCACTCTAAATCGGTACACTCTTCCTTAGATTTGTACCCTCCTAGTATTACTGAACTAATTTTAATCGCAATTGATTCTAATAAATTACCCATAATGGTTTGTCTTGATGTTTGTTTATGACTAATCATTACAAAATCAACAATCTTTTTAGGGGTATCACAAAATACCGAGAGTTCATACGGATTATGTTTAGACATAAGTTCACTAAATTTTTTGTACTTTCTGTCAACCGATTTTAATTCATCGATTGAATCCATCACAAACTCATTTATTACTTTTTGTTCCATAACCGATATTTTATACTAATATAGTAATTTTTCATTAACAACCAAACTTTTTTTGAAAATTAAGAAGTAAACAAATGAATGAACCCATTAGTGTAATGACCCGAAGGGGAATGGAACGACACGATAGTGGAATGGGGGAATGAGTTTGTTTAGTTCATAATTTCTTACTATATTTGCTCTATGGTTATTACAGATAGATTAAAACAACTTATTTTTAAACACCTATATAAAGAGTTGGGTGATTGTGAGATTATTCCTTATAATGGGTCTACATGGTTCATTAATAGGGATAATAAATATTGGTACTTTGAACTTGATGAGTCAGGTACTTTATGGTGGAGATACGATTTTTTCAATTCGTTTTTTCAAATATTCTCAATGAGCTCGGATGATTTTTGTCCTGTTCTATCTTCTTGGGTGGAAGAGGTCTTAAATCATAAGGTATCCACAACCTTCATTCCACTTCCAATTACAACGGACAAGGTGGAAGAGGTCTTAAATCATAAGGTATCCACAACGGATGATAGCAGGTATAATAATGGGAGAGAGGTGGAAGAGGTCTTAAATCATAAGGTATCCACAACCGTGACAGGTAGCGGTGTTGAAAGCATGATGGTGGAAGATGTATTAAATCATAAGGTATCCACAACGTGCGATGTTAAAGTTCGTGTTCCTTGGAAGGTGGAAGAGGTATTAAATAGTAAGGTATCCACAACTAATACTCACAATGCTCATATCCGAACACGGGTGGAAGATGTATTAAGTCATAATGTTAAAGTGTCTACAACCACCATTCTCAAATACCCCGAACATTCATTGGTGGAAGAAGTATTAAATCATAAGGTATCAACATTGGAAGCATATTCTGGACCCTTCACAAGAGGGGTGGAAGAAGTATTAAATCATAAGGAATGTACAACGGATGTAGAAATGTCTGTTATGAATTATGTGATGGAACAGGTATTAAATCAATAATAGTTATTATCTTTATGATATTTATATACAATGAAATACCTCATAACAGAATCACAATTAGATAAAGTAATCTTTAGATATTTGGATATTAAGAACTTTATTCAGATTAAAAGAGGAAACGCAATATACTTTGTTAATTCGGAAGATGATGAATATATCGACACATTAATCGAATACTTTAGAAGTGGTGACTGTGGAATAAGTTTTGAGTTAATTGATGAGATTAAAGATTTCTTCTCTATAGAATTTGATAATGCTAAATATGTTATTGCTAGATGGGTTGAGAATACTTTGGATAGAAGAGTTGAAGGAATTATAATTAAATAGTAATTATTTCCCCCACTCCCCATTATAATCCTATACGAGTTTATACTTATCTTTGTATTTATTATAATATGAAGATTGAGCATAAGGTTAAAGCAATTGTAAAACTAATTAATACATTATACTCTCCTGACGAGATTAAAGTTAGAAAGAGTGAGTTTGATGATGAGATGTTAATTGATGTTTACGTTTCTCATATTGATGATTCATATATAACCAACCCTTACCATTATAATCTTAATAAACTAAAGGAATTAAATTTAGAACGTGAGATTAGAAGGTCGATAAAAGATTTTTTGAGTATTAAAACAAGCGGACTTAACCCATATACAGGTTTTGCACCATATGAGGTTCACGGCATAACAATAGATGTAAGATTAATATTATGAAATATATTATTACAGAATCAAAATTAGAAAAAGTTGTTATGAAGTATCTGAATGGTTTGGACCTAAAGATACTTGATAAAACTACTCACATTTATTTTGTTAGAAAAGGTCATGATGATTATGCCTATGTTGTTTATGATATATATAATCATAAGTGTATCATTTATTATGATTTAATAAGTGAGATTACAAGTCTATTTAGTTTAGATAGTAACTACTCAGAGGAACTTATTGGTAAATGGGTTGAGAACACTTTAGATATGGAAGTTAAAAGTACAGGCTGGATGTTTTAATATATGAAATACTTAATTACAGAATCACAGTTAGAAGCATTTTTACTTAGGAGGTTTACAATGGATGAATTGGAAGCACTTAGGGATGATTATAACTACATTATGGATGAAGAAGATTTTGAAGATTCTGCAGACAGAGATGACTACGCTTATGAATTAATTGAAAAGTTCATTGATAGACATAGAGGTGAAGAGTTTTTTCAATATGATAATGATACTGAATTCTATGATAAACGTTCCGAATATATTAGAGCATTACTTAAATTCTTAAACTCTAATTAATCTTTAGAAACCTTTTCTTTCATTATACATCCGTGTAATTCTTTTTCTATAATGATTTTCTAACCCTTGGTGTATATCATCATACCAAAATTCATCTTCAGGTAATGTACTAACAAATCTCCAATGTACCCCATCCATCATAACGGTTATTGTTGTGTAGACTAACTCATCTAAAAAATGTGAACTTAAAACCTTTCTGTTCTTTGTAATACGATAAGCATCTTCAAAAGATTCAAGAAACTCATTTTCCATTTCATCATTAGAAAGTCTTCTTTTAATTCTCGCCGATAGTTCTTCCCTCAGTATTCTTTTTATAGATTCTTTTAAGTTCATATTAGTAAGCATATTCAGCATTATCAAACGTATTAACTTCGTAGATATCTTCTAACTCATCGTAATTTTCTTGGAACCATTTAACCAAACTATCATTTATCTCATCCCAAGTTTCCCTTGAGAACACTGAAGACAAAAGATTCCATATATCCTCATCAATCATAACTTCCATTGCGTCTCTTCTTTTGTTATAGAATATGGTAGCACGTAAATTATCATTATTGTCAGTGATGTCAAATCTACCAGCGTCATGATTATACCCCTCTTTAAATCGACCAACAGGTTTAATTAATGACGTAATATATCCGTCAATTATCTTATCCTTTTTGAATTCTTCTTTGAGTATCCTTTTAATTGTCCCTTCTAAGTTCATATTATTATAAATATGATTATATTTATATTTTATATGAAATACCTCATCACCGAATCACAATTAGATAAAGTCAAATCGGTAATAAATAATTTAATGATATCTGAGTTAAATAAATTATTAGATTATGATAGAACATCTGATAGTGATTTCATTAATATATATAGCCCTGAAAGAGGCCCTGATTTTTTTATTTTAATGGAGTTTGACCACAGCGATGGTAGATTATTTATTGATGAATCTTTTTTAGATAAGTTTTCATCCATGTATCCACTTGATAAAGAGCAATCAGGTAAATTCATTTCTGATTGGTTTAGTAAAGCATTTGATGTTGATGTTATGTTTTTTGATTATTAATATATGAAATACCTTATCACCGAATCACAATTAGACAGAGTAATCTTTAGATATTTGGATAGTCAGAACTTTATTCAGATTGAAACAAGTAGTAATATATTCTTTGTTAATTCAGAAGAGGATGAACATGCCCAAATTAGATATAATAAAAAAAATGGTGTTGGTCAGATAACGTTGAATTTAATTGAGGACATCTCTGTATTATTTTCTTTAAATGAAGTCACCTCTAAAAACATTATCGGTAATTGGGTTGCGGATACCTTACAAATGGAAGTCAGTTACGCGCAATGGGTTGTCTTTAGCAAGTCCGAAGTTTTGAGGGTTCACTATAACTAATATTTACATATAATGAAATACTTAATCACTGAGAATCAATATAGCAAAACTCTTAAACCTTTATTAGAGAAATTTGGTATGCGTACTCTGTGTAAAATGACTGATAAGGAACCTGAAGATATTATTGATGAGATTGGTCTTAAAGGAACAAGAGAAGATATTATCTTTCTAACAAAAACTATAATTGAAAATGATATCTCAACCGTCTTGATGTATTGTAGTTATAATATCATCCCCACTCGTGACTCTATGAATTTGGTTGTCTACATACCTAAGCCAGCCCCTGCAAATGTGGGAAGGTATATCTATGAGGAAGGTACAAGAAGTATGTATAGAGATGTTATTTCTAAGGCTTTATATCAGTTGGGTGGCGGTCTAATTAGAGGTCATAATATTGAGGTTTATAATACAGGAAATTGTTAACTTATATTTATATATAATGAAATACTTAATTACTGAATCTAAATTAAAAACATTCATTAAAAACAAGTTTAATATTGACCTTACGGGTCGTGTGGAGATTGACCCAGATTTAATTGATGTAATGATGTCTTTTGATAACTGTATTACCGATGATGGTTTACGAAGAAGACTTAGTATGGATTACTATGGTCCGTTGTATCTTATAAAATTAGATAATAGTTATAATATACTTTATCAGATGAATTATGTTACAGATATTCCTTGGATTATCAATAACGGATGTGATAGATATGATGAGTCTGAATTTATGGAACTTTTTGGTATCTCAGGTCTTGGAATATCAGTGGAACAATTTCTTAATTTATACGTATAAGACATCAACACATTGCTTATTATAAAACTTTTCTAAGTCATCCCTCATGTAGTTTTCTACATACGTAACAGCATCTTTATATTTTAACCAATCAGACAACGGGCCATCGGTATCAGAACCATCTGTAATCATGTCCATAATTTCATGTTGTATACCACGCATGAACGCTTCAAAGTTTTCAAAATCACAGGGATAATTAGTTACATTGTTATCCCATACAAACGATTTAAATCTATTCAATCTTCTTTTGAACTTTGGTGAAAAATCTGTTTCTTCCCTTAATACTTTTTTTATATTCTCTTGTAGGTTCATAATATTATAAATATAATTATATTTATTATTACATGAAGTATATTATTACCGAGTCACAACATAAATTAATATCCGAACTTGAAAGAACTTGGAGAGATTTTGAATATACGGAACAATACGAAAGACTAAAACCTAAAATGATTCGTTATTTTGAAAATTTGGTTGACTCGTATTCTGAAAATGATATAAGACTTAACCTATTTGATAGTGACCAAAACGCCGTAATGGTTTATAATAAACCAAGTGGTGATTTATACTATAATAGGAACTTTGACGATGTATATGGTACAGCCTTTCCTCATCCTATTTGGTTAGTTCACGGCAAATTCATTATGTCAGATGTATTTAATGAGTTCTTTCCTGACTACGAAGTTAAATCAGTTAGAAGTATAACATTATCATGAAATATTTAATCACAGAATCACAATTAGATAAAGCAATACTCAAGTTTCTTGATAGCCAGAATTTTGATATCCTTAAAAAAGGTGCCAGTACATACTTTGTAAATTCAGACGATTGGTTTGCTCAGATTAAATATGGTGGTAGACATCGTAATGATGAGTTGTGTTTTATCTATTTTGAATTAATTCAAAAAGTATCTTCATTCTTTTCTATAGAGTCGTATAAAGCTGAATCAGTTATCGGACAATGGGTCAAGAAAAAACTGAACTTGGGGGGTAATATGACCAATCATAAATTATACAGTCAATGGTCGTTAAAAATACCAACTGATTATTAATTTGTATTTTCAAAGTTTTTTAGTATCTTTGTGCTTATGGTTACAGATAAGCTAAAACAACTCATATTCAAACACCTATACAAAGAGTTAGGTAATGTGGAGATAATCCCATATAAAGACTCTGTATGGTTCATTGATAGGGAAAATTGTTATTGGTATTTTCAGTTGTCTAAAGAGGGATGTTTATTTTGGAGATACTCATTCTTCCCATCGTTTTTCAGTATTTTCTCTTTGGAACAGAGTGAGTTTGAACCAATAATATCTTCTTGGGTGGAAGAGGTATTAAATCATAAGGTATCCACAACAGGTAATACATTGGCCCACCGCTTACTTCAGGTGGAAGAGGTCTTAAATCATAAGGTATCCACAACCGAATTTCCCATTGGCCGAGCACATCACGAGGTGGAAGAGGTATTAAATCATAAGGTATCCACAACCCCTCTTTCCGCTAGAAGACAACAAACTTCGGTGGAAGAGGTATTAGATAGTAAGGTGTCCACAACTGAATCATGGAGTGGAGCATACTACCAGCAGGTGGAAGAGGTATTAGATAGTAAGGTGTCCACAACAGTCGGTTTTGAAGGTCTTCAACGCTGCGGGGTGGAAGAAATATTAAATCATAAGGTATCCGAAACTTTTGAAGTAGACGCCACCCAAAAAAGAAAGGTAAAAAAAGTATTAGATAGTAGGGTATCTACAACTAAAAATAATTCCTTATTTTCCGAAAGGTCAGTGGAAGAAGTATTAAATAGTGTTTGGGTGAAAAAGGCATTAAACAACAAAAAAGAAAATGAAAGTAACGGATAGATTAAAACAACTCATATTCAAACAACTATATAAAGAATTAGGTAATGTGGAAATTATCCCTACCCAATACAGTTATTGGTTTATTGATAGAGAAGAAAAATACTGGTATTTCCAACTAACTGAAAGTGGATGTTTATATTGGAGATATGATTATTTCAAATCTTTCTTTTCTTTTTTCTCTTTGGAGTCCAAAGATTTTGAACCAATTATTTCATCTTGGGTGGAAGAGGTATTGAATAGTAAGGTATCCACAACTGACAGCACGCAATATGTCATGGATGGCGGGGTGGAAGAGGTATTGAATAGTAAGGTATCCACAACTGCAAGCCGTTTCAGAAATTTTAAGCGAGGGGTGGAAGAGGTATTGAATAGTAAGGTATCTACAACTCAGCAATTCAGTTTCACTTCGAATGATATGATGGAAGAGGTATTGAATAGTAAGGTATCCACAACAAAAAACATGACCTTATCTAACAACTATTTGGTGGAACAGGTATTGAATCGTAAGGTATCTACAACGGAGTATCTCCACCCAAGAGGTAATCTTGAGATGGAAGAGGTATTGGATATTAAGGTATCCAAAACAGTCCGTGACGTAGGTGAAGGAAACTTTTTGGTGGAAGATATATTGAATCGTAAGGTATCCAAAACGGAAGAATACATCTCAAGAAGAGCGGAATCGGTAGATGAGGTATTAAATCAAAAATAATATGAAAGTAACTGATAGATTAAAACAGGTTGTATTCAAACAACTATACAAAGAATTAGGTAATGCGGAGATAATCCCATATAAAGATTCAATATGGTTAATTAATAGAGAAGAAAAGTATTGGTATTTTGAATTTGAAAACACTGGTACATTGTATTGGAGGTATAGTTTTTTTCCAAGTTTCTTCACCATTTTTTCTTTGGAACGTGAAGATTTTGAACCAATACTCGCTTCTTGGGTGGAAGAGGTCTTAAATCATAGGGTATCCACAACAGTGAACCCAGGTAACAAAAGAACTTCAAGGGTGGAAGAGGTCTTAAATCATAGGGTATCCACAACAAAGGAATACGGTTGGTATTCCATTTTGTTGGTGGAAGAGGTCTTGAATCATAGGATATCCACAACGCGGCATACGTTCTTACATCCTCTTTCAAGGGTGGAAGAGGTCTTAAATAGTAAGGTATCCACAACCTGTGCGTTTCGCCACACGACAAGCTCTAAGTTGGGTGAGGTATTAAATAGTAAGGTATCCACAACTCTGAGAGTATGTAACACTCAATATTCCAAGGTGGAAGAGGTATTAAATCATAGGGTAAACACAACGAAGGAATTGGTAAGGTTGGAATCGACTTCGGTGGAAGAGGTCTTAAATCATAAGGTACTCAGAACTGG